AACTTGGGCAGATTAAACGCAGTAGCGATGGTATTAAGTCCATCAACTTCACCTATTTTACTGTTAATAATATTACTAACAGTCTGAAATAGGAGGGCCTTTTTGACTAGCCGACTATGTCGACCGGTTTTAAGGTTACTGTGAATAATGCCAACAAGTTTGGGAATAGTTACATCATTTCGATAACCTTGCTTGCGCAATGCTACCAGAAACGGAACTAACAAGTGTACACGGTCTTTAACTGAGATAAAACCCCCTGTGGATATCGGTGATACTTCTATCCCGCGTATCCAAACTCTCTTCGCGAATTCAAAAGTATCGCGTGAGATCAGAGTTTTAATTGGAGATGTTTTCACTCCAAGTTCAGTTAATCTTCGTAAGTACAATCTTGCAACAGATCGGTTACATATTACAACATCATCACCCAATACAAGGTAATTTCCTTTGCAGGAAATACCTAATTCGTTATAAATAGAACGAATCAGTATGTGGTGTGACAGTGCGAATACGGCCCAAGATGAATAGGCCCCGAGCGGTTGTCCAACAGCAAACCTAACGGTATTGCCAGGAACATTCCACTTTTCGGGAACACTAAAATCTCGGTCTACCATGAGTTGATACCAACTCTCAGCCCTTTCCTTCCCAATTAATTGGGAGATTATATCCCTTTGAAGTGTGGCGGGAAAGCGGTCAGTCGCCGAAGTGAGATCCAAACAATAGTAAGGACCTGTTTTCGGGAGAATATGCGCTTTGTCACCTTGTTCAAAGGTACAATCTTCAGGGATATTTCGTAATAACTTATACAAGTAATTATGAAAACCCTTTAGGGCGGTCTGAGACCAGTAATCAAAGATGGCAATAACACGAAGTTTCCCATTCTTATCAGAGATGCATGATAATCGACCTGTTTTAGGTAATTGCGGTTTAACCGTAATGTACTTCAGCGAGATCTCATAAAAGCTCCCTAAGAGTCCGGATTGAACTATGGTATCTATAGCCTTCTTTAAGAGTTCCCCACCCACTCGTATTAGGTTTTCTAATAGGAGCGGTTGGTATAAAATAACCTCCAGATCCCCAAATAGGGATCCAAAAGCGTGACCTAATGGTCCGACTTTTGTTGAAGGATGGAACTCAGTAAAGAACCCGCTAGGGTACCTTAGGAACGTGTATTCCATCTTCCTTCAGCTTCGATACCCAAGTATCAACAAAGGATTGTAGCTTCGGATTAACCGTGCTCTCAGCCGATTGCGTGATAGCCCCAATATCAGGAATTCCGTCTAGGGTAATTGCCCTAGTAGCGGACAGGAGTGTTAGACAAAATCTAACATCCTGAGGATCCTTAGAATTGAGTGGTAAGAAACTTAGGCAAGCAGGTAGACCCCCAGATTTTAGACGGATTTTATCCGTGTCCATCAAAGGGTTAC